CGCAGTTGGAACAACAGCATTTGCAGTAACAACATAGGAAGGCGAAACTTCTGAATTATATGAACCTGTTCCATGAACTTTTGTTCTTGAACTTGAACCTGCTTCTGCATAAGAAATCTTAATATAATTTTTTGTAAAACCATCAAGCGTAGGAGGAACCGTTTGAGTCATTAAATCAAATACCGGTATGTGGGGCACCTGTATTTCTACAAGATCAATATCTGGTTGTGTTGTTGTTGGCGGAAGGCTTGCCCATGAATTTGGAACAGTAACCTTAAACGGAGCATATCCACTTGCTCCATGTGTATTTCCCAGAACAAGTTTGTCCTGTCCTGACAAAAGTCCTAATTCATCGAAGTTTTGAACGATTATTTTTGAAGTGGATGAAAGTATGTTTTTCATCACGCGACCTGCTTGGTCTCTTAAAAAATTAAAATCTCTTCCAAGATCTTGTGCGTAATATCTATCTCCAGCAGAAACCGGAATCCCGGAAGAATAGGCATTGTTTTGATATTTTGGAATAGACATATATTTCTCCTTAACCTATTGTAGTATATACTGTAAATTGTCCAACAAAATTAAAATATCCAAGAAAAATTTTATAATAAGCTGGAAAGTTATCGGAAGAAAGGTCATCAACTATATCCTGTATTTGATTTGGCGTCAATATAGGATCCGTTTCTCCCTGATGACAATCTATAAGTATATTTCCAGAAATTGGATATTCTGTTCCTAAAGCAAATGGCCAAAGCCCCAAAAGATTATTCCCTCCATCATTTCCCATAGTCGCCCAATAATATGTCGAAGGATTAGGACTTTTTTCAGCTCCAGACATTAATACCCATTCATCAGTATCAAATTGATGAACTATTTCTGAATTTTGAAATGTAATAGCATCAATTCTTTTTTTGACATCAAATTTAAAAGTTCCTCTTAATTTTTGTGATTCTATGGCATTATGTACTTTTTTTCTTTTTGTGGCGTCCAAATCATCATTTTTAAGACCAGCATTTAAAAGAATCCCGAGCTCATCCACGACCCAGGACGGACACTCATCAATTCTTATAAATCTTGCGAGGGCAAGTATATCATTTTTCCATTCTTGAAGGTGTGTATCTATTTTATTTGTCATAGCCTTTGCCGATGGATCATCTTTAAACAATTTAGGAATAAAATTAATTGACGGCAAAGGCAGCATTTTATATCCTTATAATCCAGATAACGTTAATGTTCCAGGAGTTGTTATTTCATCAGCAGCCAAAGTTAAAGGCAAACTTCCTGTGAAACTTGAAATTGTCATATATTCAATTCCTAAAACATTGCTTTGAATATAACTAAAAATATCAGATTCTTCAATCAAATCTCCAAATTGTCTTGGAGTAAGATTAGCAAGCAATATGGATATTTGGGTATAATCAGATGCGCCAAAAGAAGCTGAAAAAATTTGGTTAATTAATGTTACCGCGCTTACAATTCCACTTCCTAAATAAGTATCTTGAATTTGTTTTCCTGTTTCAGTTAAAAATAATTGCCACGCTAACCTGAAATATTTATCTATTCCGTTTGTATAGACATGTCCTGCTTTAGGCTTAACGGCTGAAGTGACAGCGATAACGGTAATTGTAGAATCAACAAATCTAACATCTATTGATTCCAAAATTGTCCTATCTATAAGAAATTGTTGTATTGCTGATTTTAACGTATTAGAAGGATTTCCTCCTCCGCTGGCAATACCTATGACTTCACAAGTCAACAATCCATATTTATTTCCAACTATTTGACACTGCGTTATTCCGCCATAAGCAAGCACAAGAGCAATTCCATCCTGTACCGTAATAAATCTATCTCTTGTTTTTAAAAGCAATGGAGCTAAATTTTTGGCATGGTTTAAATCTTCTGAACCAGCGCCACCCGAAAAAATAGTTGTATTGGTTACACCTGAAATATTTGAGTCAGATCCACCATAATTAGAAACAGAATTTAAAGCATTAACATTGCTTGAAGCGCCTCCGCCATAAGCATAACCGGCAAAAATATCAAATGCCGGCGGAATCATTCCATAAGTTCCATCTCCAAATCGTATTGAAAACTGATTGTTGGATTTTGGAATAATTTTAAAAACTTTATCTGTTGAAATAGAATCAACAAAAGTAGTCACAAGAGTCCAGGTAATTGAATTTATTGTTATTGTCAGAGTGTCTTTTAAAACAAATTTATCTGGAAGATTAAATTCCTGGAACGCTGTTATTCCATCAGAAGTACCTATAACTATGTCTTGAGCTAAAGAAGTCTGCTGATACATAGTGATGGTCTTTGAATACAACGTCATTGTCTGATTTCCAATTCCTGCATTAGTAATTGGAATATATGTTCCAGCAAACGCATTAGAAAGAGAAGATGCCAATCTTATTGTAGTTGGGGACAAATATATCATATAGTAATCAGTATTAAGCGCTAAGGGAACAGGAAGAGTATTTGAAGTAGTGAATCTAACTTTATGTCCAGTATAAAGAAAATTAGTTGCCACTGTAAAAATTGATGTTCCTGTATTTATACTTGTTGAAGGTATAATTTCCTGAACCAATGTAAAAACGACATCATTTCTTCCTTCAAATCTTTTTGAACTAACTACAAGTGAACCAGTATTTCTTGCTATGATATCAGCCTTTGATAAAGTGAAAGGAAAAACGCCTGTCCCAGAAGATGTTTTGACAAAAAATAATTCTGTTCCTGAACTTGTTGTTTGCGCGGATAAGGCGTAATCAATTAATTGACAAAGATCAGCGACAGATTGAACCGTATATGATGTTCTAAGAAAAACAAGATTTACCATTGAATTAAGCCACATAGAAAGGACATCTCCTATTCCGGCCCATAATCTTTTCCACCAATTTGGTTTATCTGTAAGTTCACTGTCTGAATTTATGTCAGAAAGTATGCTTGCAAAAGTTCTGGAACTATATTTAATAGGATTCGTAATCATTTTATTCTCCTAAATATTCATAGGTATGCTAACATTAGCAGGTTTTTTAATATTACTAAAAGGAATATAATTTACCAAAATGTCCATTTCCTGTCCTGATTGCTTAATATTTATTGATGATTGACTTAATGCTATTCTCCGGTCAGGATGTCCATTAGTCCCATCTGATACTTGCGTATTTCTCCATGCATTCCATTTAACAATATCATATTTTGTCATAAAATTAAGAACGAAAGCATTGGGGTGATTTTCTTTTTCTGGAACACCTGAAGCATCCCTGCGATTATAAAACAAACTTTTTTTAGGTTGAAGGCATCCGGCCACAAGATCAGATTCTATTTCCAAAGAAAGATCAGAACCGGGTTCTCCATAAAAAAAGAATATTTCAAAGTTACTTAATTGAGATATTTCATAATTCATTATTTATTACCAACCTTCACCTGATCACTACCTTCTGTTATTTTAGATGTTTGACTTGTCGGTGTTCCTCCGGATCCTGTTATTGCCAATGCAAGAGCTGCCTGAAATGCCGAAGGAGAGCCAGAACCCGGTTCTGGAATCGGAGCACCAGTTATAACAGAAAACACCGCAGAAAAAAATGTCCAGAATGATGAATCCGATCCGCTGTCAGATTTTGTCTTGTCTCCTATTCTTGAAACAAACTGCATGTCAGTATTTCCAATTTCAAGAAGATTATTCAATGCGTCAAACACCAAGCTTATTTTTGCTTCTGGATCCTCAAAAATAACATGTGTTGTCGGCTTTCCATCATACGCGCCTGGAAGCATGTCTTTCATTTCATTTGCTTTTCCAAGACATACGGGACGGTTTTTATCACCATTCATGAAATAAATCTCAACCCAGTCATTAACCGCTGGTATAGTTAATGAGTTTTTATCCCTCATAGAAACCCATAATCCAAGACCATTATTTGAAGGGCATAATGCCAAATCATAACAAGCTACTCTTATTTTTCCATTTTGGTCTGGATCATCAACTGAAATAACTTGCGCAAGATAATGACGTAAATATATGGTTTCCTGAAAAATTATTCTTTTTAGAAGCTGTAGAAGGCTTTTATCATTAACGTCAAAGCTCATTTTTGTATCCCAGGCCCAACAGCCTCTTCTAATGTTTGTGGTCCTATCATGGAACCATTAGCGCCATATCTGTCACAAATTTCAAGATCAGAACCGAATTCTCCTTTTGTAAATGTATGTGTAACTTTTTTAATATAAAAATGAACCAGGGCGCCTTCAATTTCTTGAAGAATTGATTGCGTAAGAGGTGGTGGAAATCCTCCAGCGAAATTTATCTTTGTTAATGGAATAAAAAAAGGATCACCATGAGCTTTTACATTGACAGTAAATCCTTGACCTTGTGGTGCAGTAGATGAATTTACTGGATCAAAATATTTTATGACTTGTTGAAAATCAGTGGCAGATAATATTTCCGTGTCCTTCTGAATATTGGCCCCATTAGCAGTTGCTCGTCTTACTCTTTCCTTATTTAATTGATATAATTTAACTGTTCCGCTTTCAAGGACATATCTTTGGAATACAGGTTGTCCTTCAACATAGGTTATTGATACCCCGTCTCCCTGCCCAGATTCTCCAATATGCTGTTGCCAATCGAAACTTTTTATATTTGATAATTGTCCGCAGTTGTAATACAGATCCTTCTCATCATCAACGCCATAAACAGAATTGAAAAATCCCTTAACAATCAAACTTTTCATTTTTACGCTATCAACAAACAATCCCATCTTTGTTCCATCAGGTTTCACTCCATATCTAAAAAGAACATTCCAATTATTGGCCTTTTCATGTAGAAATGATAGAGATGTATCTCTCTGAGTTATTGGTTTTCTGATTGAAATTTTTTCCTTTGACAAACTGAAATCTATTATCTGATTCTCAACAGGAATGTCAATGTCCTGCATAAGCTGTGAAATCATGTCCGCATAAGTCTGTGATTCATAGACAGCATATTTTATTCCTTTTAAAAGTTCCAATCCCATAAAGGTAGCATTATAAATTGTTTGACCGCCTTCATCTCCAGCGCCCGAAGGAGTCTGTACCATACAATGTATTCCTTGTCTTCTTCCTCTTGACGAAGAAATATTTATTCCTAATTTTGCTATGTTTTGATTCCAAGATTTATAACCAAAAGATATTTCCAGTTTTCTTCCGCATCTAAAAAATTTAGCATATATTCCTGAAGGATCCCGTAATGAAAGACTGCCTGAAACAAGTTTTCCAAGTTCTTCTGTTATACTGAACGATATAACATCAGGCGTTATCATTTTTATTGCGTCTTTATTTGGTCCATCAAAATTAGGACAAACAATAGAAAAAAAGGCTGTTCCATTGTTAAATAGAATTTCCATTAAATATCCTGTATAATAGGAATTATCAGTTTTTTTAATTTGCCTTCATCGAAATCATTCTCAACAATGTCAATTATATTCGCTTCAAAAAGAATATAAGACAAATCTTCAGATCCATCACCATAAATTTCCTGTCTGCTGGCTATGTCGTCAAGCATTGATCCCTGGATATTATCTATAATTGTAGCGGTTTGATAAGTCCCTATGTCTTTTTTATCACGGACTGGAAATGTATTTCCAAGTTCATCGTTAAAAGAAATAATGGCCACATCATCAAAAATCAAAATTTGCCTCCAGAATTAAGTTCTGATTGAACTACATCATAAGCTGATTCAACCATTCCGAGATAAGAAGCTATTTTTCTACATGTCTCTTCACCCTTATAAAGCAAAGATGTTTCATCGAGCCATAATTCAATACTAATTTCTGAAAATTGAGTATATCCGAAACGATTTGTAAACTGGCTTTTATGAACATAGTCACACTTTGCCACATACCATTCCAGGGGAATAGTTGATCCGGATCCCCAATAAAATAAAACTTTCGGATTTGGCGTAAACTGTGAAACCGCGTTAAATATTCCTGCTGGATTTATTCCAAACGCCTGGTTTCTTAAATTATCAAATTGTTTTAAAATAAGAATATTCCCAACCGTATTATTTCTCTTGACAAGAGGGATAGTAAATGATACCTTTCTGTTCCCCATGCCTCCGGAATTTATAGGATTAAAATTTAAACCTGGAATCGGAGTTTCAGTAAGAACTATTTGTTTGCTGTCAGTTATATCTCCCGGGATTGCAATTGAAGTAATAAGCTGAAAGTTTTGCAGATCAAACATAAAAAAGGGAACATTAACGGCGCTATATGGGGATTGCAATATTTTATTCATGTGCCCTCTAACGTCATATCATCAAGAAGAATATTTTTGATCTGGCGTGCTATTCCACGACCAAAATTTTCTCCTGCATTAACCGCGTTTCCCTCCGTGACATTTAAGGACATTCCAGGAATAATCACCTCAATATGAGAGCCGCCCATTCCATGAGGATTCTTTGTGGCAAATATTGTATCATTTGGATCAGTATGAACTACTTTTCCTGACTTTGTTATAATGGCATCTTTAACAGTTACGTTAGGATTTAATTTTCCAGTAGGTGTCTTTGAGAAAAGGCTTTTAACCATATCAACATAAGCCATTCCTAAATCTTTAAGATTTTTTACATCAAATGTTCCATGTAATAAATCAACAAGTATTTTTAAGGCATCATTCAAAACTCTAACTCCGGCTACAAATTCACTGCCTAGTATTTTTCCTATTTCTCTAAACAATGGATTTAAAATCTTTATGACTTCACCTATAGATTCAAGGATAGATTTTAAACTTTGCATTATATCCATTCCGCCAGACAATCCACTTAAGCCTTCAGTAAATCCTGCCCCGAATTCTTTGACTGCATTTATAACGGCCCTGATTACAAAAGCCAATCCTTCAAATATTGGTTTTAAAAAATTAGATACCATCATCCCAAACACCATTATTTTTAACATAATAAGATTTAATGTATCGGCAATACTTTTAGCCGTGTCTCCGAATATACTTTTCAATGTTTCTTTTATTACATCAATGATAGGTTTGACCATATTTAAAACAGATTCAAAAAGAGATTTGATCATTTTAAACGCATTAACCAGGACACCACCCATCAGAACAAACATTTCTCTGTTCTTTTCCACCCATCCAAGAAGTTTCTGTAAAAGAGGAAGTAAGGCCTGTCGTAGAGGCCATAACAAATTTTTTGCAATAATATTCTGCATGATTCCAAACGTAGTTCCGATTTCCGGTATAACTTCTTGAACCATTCCCATGGCTCCCTTGAATCCTGCCGCGAGAGCTGCAAAAAGAACCTTAGCTCCCGCAATGGCATTGAAAGCTCCTTTTGTAATTTTTCCGGTCATATTCTTTGTGTTTTCAGTCATGTTTTTCATTGACTTTGACATTTCTTGCATGGCCTTTGTAAAACCACTGATGTCATATCCAAAACTAATTTCACTTTTATCGGCCATTTATTTTTCCTCTATGTGTCCCATTTTCTTACAAATTTCAATGGCTCTCTTTGCTGTATATAGATATGTTTCAATGTTCATATTATTCAAATCATTTAGAGAGATAGTTCCCTTTGAGGCCAACCCAATTAAAAAAGCATCTTCGATCATTTGTTTTTCACTCCAGTCCAGCAACATTATACTTTCAAGCCAGAAAATGCCTCCTCGCTCTCCCGTGATGACTTGATGATCTACCGGAGAGCGTTCTCGAAAAGCTGCGATGTGTTCAAAACTACTTCAAATTTTTTACCGCATTTATTGCATCTTTTGGTTACCCGTTCATTCAAGCCATATTTTTCCAGAATCTTTCCGATTTCTTTGAGATCGTCTATATCGCTTCTTTCGAACATGGTCATGCCAAAATTATTCTTGAATTCTCGAGTGATCTCATTGCCATTAACTTTCCGCAATGCTTGGACGTATGCCATCATCTGCATCCGGATTCCATCCTCATCTCCGATCTTGTTATACGCCATACTACAATGATTCAATGATGGATATTCAATTTCAATGTCCGTTACCGTTTCATCATGAGCATCGGCATCTGATATGACAATAGGAAATTTCAATTTGTACTTGATTGTGTTATCCTCTGATTCTGGCTTCATTGATATTTTTATATCGGAAATATAATCTCTGCTGTCAAGATCTGGATTTTTGTTGTATTCACATTTTTTCAATTCCCCGCATTTCGGACATGGATATTCTCCCTCGATACCTGTATCATCCGATCTCATGAGAGCTAATTTAATTGCCAAAAGAAACGAGGACCGATAAGGCATGCATCCCACGATGTTTTTTATTGTTTGTCTGTCCGAGACATCGTCTATTTTTTCAATGCCCCCGGAAATATAAACTTGGAGAGCGCTGTATTGATTTCCTTTTTCCGCAATACGATTAGTGTCTGCCAGAACCGATGATTGGATATGAGTTTTGAGCTCCACTTCCGTATAAGTTTTTCCCTCGAAAATGGCCGGAATCGGCAATTTTACAGTTCCCATCTTTTCCTCCGTTGTTATTATAATCGCATATAAGGCCCTAAAACTCGCACAGGTTGAATCTTCAGGCAGGGGATAGCCATATTATGCCATCCACCGTGATTTCGGAACCGGTTCCGAAATTGACCTTTAGGCGCTTAGGGGTACGGGAGTTGACGTGCAGATAATCTTGATTCCCACGCCCATGAATTCCACGCCCGATGCGTTATATGCCCTGCGGTCATATTTCCCGTTCTCACAGTCCTGGAGGAGCATCTTGTCCACAATTGCGCCAGTGGCATCCACGTTTTCAATTGTGACATCGTGGTACTCATTGTTATAAAACCAATCGCGCATGAATTTTTCTGTGATTGTGTCCCTGGCAATTTTATAAACGCATTCAATGGGATCAAATTTTTTGACACCATCTTTGACGTCAATCTTTCGTCCAAAAGAAGGAACCTCAACAGTTCCTTCTTCATCTTTAACCATTGTAGTTTCAACAAGGCCGGGAATTTCTTCTCCGTCAATGTATATTTTGCGTTTTAGGACGAGTTCGTTCTTTTGAATAAATCACCTCGTTTTGAATTCTGCTTTCCAGAAAAATTTTCTATACTTATTTCCCTTATGGGATTATAGAATCTTTGTTTTCTAAACCATTCTCATTCTATCTCCTTTTTATTTCAGTGCAATACAAGAGCTACATCAATTTCAATGGAACCAGTCGGAGCAGGAAATGTGAATGCCACATCGAGATTCCTGTTTCCGGCCTGTATTGAACTGATAGGATTATTAACAGCGTCACCCTGGACCGCGAATGCGTCTGAAGGTCCTGAAAGAGTTCCATCATCTTTTTCAAACTGACCGAAAGTCTCACCTTCTGGGACTGAATTTGTGCTGCCCTTAAACCACAATTTGTAAAGAAAATTATTCAGAGCATTCACATCCGCTTGGATTCTTTGAAAACTGTTTGGAAAATTCTCATCAGATTTAAGACTATCAGTCGCGGAAACCTTAATATAGTTTCGCATCATGATAGCGTTTGAAAACATTGCCGCATCATCAGTTGACAACGTAAACAAATTTCTTATTCTAAAACCTGAACCAGCTATGAACTGAATGATATTAATTCCCATGTTTGCTATATCAGTCCTGTCTTGATCATCAACGTTTCCAAGATTATTATTGGCAAGACTGTTAACTCCAGCAAGAATTATTTGATCAGTGCATGGAATAAAATGGATTCCCTGATTATTAATTGCCTGAATCCATGCTCCCATGACAGCTCCAACGTTTGGAATATTTCTGTCAGGAGCTGATGGGGAATTTGTATATGGATCAGTAACACCCAACCATTCCGCAACCATAACTTGAAAAACTTCATTTGATCTTTGATATTGAGCGCCAAGAGCAATCAATTGATCTTTTGTTTGATCCATCTGCAGGACACCAACAGATATTGGAGTATCATCTCTGGAACCGCAATAACTTTCCACGGCTTTTTGAGTTGGAACATCTATTGTTTCACAATTCGCCAAAAGACGAACAGGATTTTTATCGAACGCCGAAAGGTCAACTGTCCAATGTGAAGCTGTTGTCGGAGTTGTTCCATCAGCACCATTTTCAAGAAAAACGGGATCAGTGTCAGACGATGGATATTTTGTTATTGAAGTCGAAACTGAGGCAAGATCTTCTACCTTCAAGTATTTATTTGTTGAATGAACATTTTCAACATAAAATTCAGTGACTTCTGATTCAAGAGTACACCATGATTTTCCAAGTTGCGTTTCAACTTCTGCCACTATTCCAGTTATTGATTTTCTAAATGTCTGGATTTTGAACCCTATGACATCGATCGTATCTCCAGCATCACCAGCAATTCCGAATGTTGAAACAACCGTTAATTGAGAATTGGCTTCATCTAAAGATTGAACTTTTGCATAAGCCGTTCCTTCACCTGTCGTGAGCTTGAGAAGATCTCCAACCTTGATTCCCAGGAGACCAGTAATAGGAACGATGACATCAGAAGCTCCAAGAGTATTTGAAACAGTGGTTGAAAATCTTGATCCCATTGTTATTTTTCTTGCTGTTCTATTTCCCTGTGCTCCATAATCATCTATTGTTTGATATGCAGCAGAAAACTTTAATGTTGGAGTGGCCGCGCCATCGTTTACGCTTTTATTTGCCACCACCGCGTCAATGGCAGATCCCGTATATCCGACATGGCTTTTAACAAATAATTTTCCTGCTGTTCCCTTAAGATTTGAAAAGAATGAATCAACAACATCCCTTCCATAAGTGTTAGCATCAACATATCCGCCAAGAATAATTGCCGCTTGAGAAGGGTTGTCAATTTCCATGGATACGGCATATTTTCTCTCAAAAATTCCAATTAGCCCGGCTATACCAAAATCTGCCGCAACGACAGAAAGAGATTTTCTTGTTACTGCATTTTTTCCATGAACTCCAAGTTTTCGTAAATTAAGTGACATGATTTTCCTCCGTTAAATTTCAGTGACTACAAAATATTTTTTAGAAGGCAAAAAATCTTTGTGGTTCACTATCGATTCTGGAACTCCATTTGAGAAATTTTCAGGATAAACAGGATTCCTTTTGTGAGCCACAAATTTCAAAAGAACGCCTCCCACAATGATTTCAGTTGAAGAATTTAATTTATATGTGACGGAATATTTTTTTTCCAAAGAATCAGATTTTGTTTCCTTTTGGAATGTCTTCTTACTCATCGATGTCCTCCTTAAAGCTATAAGTTAATACATTTTGTAGTGTCTTGACAAGTGTCTGACGATTATTTATTTGCTCTTTAATATCAACTCTAACCACAAATTGTATTTTAGGTATCTCGTTAAATCCCTCAACGGGTTCCAAATACGTAGATGTTCCATCAGAGAATATTTCAATTCTCTTGCCATTTACCCATAAATATTGATTTGCGATGAAAGAACGAACCAGCAAACTCATTACTCCTATCATTTCATTGTGCCTGGCCTCACAATCTATTAAAATAACATATCTAAACTTAGCGTCAGCCTTTCTTTCCTGTACAGTATCATCATCTTTAAAGGTATCCCGCACATGATCTAATTTATTAACATCATATACTTCTTCAGGATTCATTCCCCATATAGAGATCCCTGGAAGTTCAATGTCATCTTCAGCTCGTCCATATTCAATTGTAATTAAAAGATAAACACTGGCATTTATAAAATTATGTTTTATTGTTGCTCCATCGAATTTACTATTAAAAAAGAATTCGAGTTCATCATTAGAATCAATCTGATGCTTTTCACTGTTTGTGCCATCATCTATAACTACAACAGAATACCTTTCCATAAATTGAATTGAACCTGAAAAAATTATTGATTGATCATTAAGAGAAGCCGTTACGTGTCCAAGCAGTATTCCCTTTGAAGTTCCGTTTCCAAATTTAAAATAGATGTTATTTTCAAGATCATATTCTAATTGATCCTTTACGCTTTGAAAAATATCCCTTGGAATATCATCGTGTACCGCGACCATGTTTGAAACTATAACATAATCCTCATCATTATGAAGACAAACAATTCTTATTTCATCAATGATTCCCAATCCATCAGCTTTAAAAGTTACGTCTATAAATTGATCAAAGGTTGGTATAAGAATTCCTTTTATTCTTACTCCTGACCTATAAAACTGCATTTCATAAACAAAGTCTGAAGATAATTGATATGTCGCCCCTTTTCTCTTTTTATTTCTGGACCAGAAATGAAATACAATTTCATCAAAAGAAGTAAAATCAAAGTTCATTCCTGTTTTTGATACATACCCATTAAGACTACCAGAAGGAAATTTGAATATTAAACTTGAATCATTTATTCCAGCCACAAAATCAGGAATCTGATTGACTCCAAATAAAACAGCTCCGCCAGAAGCAGTCCATCCCGTCAACGATGTAAGAGAATCAATAACTTCATACATATTATTTCTCTAACACCTCGTATTTTTTCAATCCTTTTAAAAAATGATTTGATGCTATCTTTAACAGATCTTTTTTTTGTTTTATAATATATAGCACCAATGCTGTTTTTATAATATCTCCTGTTTTTTTCATTTCTCTTTGTTTCATTGCCATATTGAATGCTTTTGTCAATGCCGGCCTGGGAGGAATTCTAATCAAAGTCTTTTTTGGTTTTTTGGTTCCTTTGTATATTTTAGTTCCTCCAAAAATAGTTCTTATTGTTCCGTGCTCATGTATGTCCCAAAGATATTGCAATTTAATATCTCCTGTCCAATGTTTTTCTTTTGAGACATGAACAATAAATCCTTTTTGATCTGGACGAATTCTAAGCATGTTCATATAACTGTTTCTTTTTGATTCATCGCCCTTTGCATATAATGGAATTTCAGGATGTGAATATCCAAGTTTTTTCTTTTGTTGAATTGTTCCGTCTTTAAGTTTAATTAGCCCTAGCTCATTTTTTTTAATCCCTTCCTTAAAATTTTTCATTGTTCTCAATGCGTCTCTTTTAACAGCAGAATTAAAAACCTCAATGACTCCTTTATCCGTTCCTAAAATTGGAAATTGATTCATTATTCTTTGATAGTTGTTAGAAAACTTAACTTTCATCATTTTTTGCTCAATCCCATGGTTATATATCCGAATGAATCAGTTAATTGAACTTCAACGTTTTTTTCTCTTATTTCATATTCATTCCCGCGGATCATAATTGTTGTCCTTCCCATGATTTCAATATCTTCAAATTCCAGATCGTTATTTGACCAATCAAGATAAGCGGTATAAATAAGGACATCACATTTTTCTTTTATTCCCGCTTTTTCCAATTGTTTGCTTGTTGGAGTAAAAACAACAGGATAAGATTTTAAGAAAAAAACAGTATTCTGTGCTCTTGATTTTATAGAGTTATATTTATCCCTTGTCACATCAGATTCAGATCTTGATATGATTTTCAAAACTTCACCGCGTTCATCTACTATGCTTTTTATGTCTGCTTGACCGCTTATTCTTTCCCATAAAGCATCTGGACTTGCTGAAGTTATATTTAAAGATTTTATGCCTTGAGCAATAACTTTAGCGCTTATTGTTATTTGTGTTGCTGAATCAACAGATAAAACAACAGCTGAAACAGGAATTCCAGTACCGTAAACATTAAGACCAATGGCAATATCAGAAGTTTTTTTTAAATTTGTAATAATGGGGCTGTTATAAGTAAGAGTACCGTTTCTGATTATCATTTAATTTCCAATTACAGAAGTAGAATATCTTCTAAGAATAGCATGGGCCTGATTGCTGAATCTTTTCCGTATATTTGAAAATTTACCCATATTGCCATAAGTGCGATTAAAAGATTGACCTGAAAGCTGTCCTCCTCCGGTCCTTCCTTCCATTTGGTCCAGGACCAATATTGCCGCAAGTTTTTTTATTGCCACGGCAACATCCGCTGGACATTCACCTCCGACCTTATATGTAACCTTTACATTATCGTTTCCTTTCGGAAAAATCCTGTAAAAATTGTAGAATTCAGAAAGTCCACTTCTTATTTTAAGTATCCCGGCGCCTGGTATCGTGTCAATTTCTTTTATATCAATTGAGATATCAATATCATTGCTTGATATTAATTTAACCTCAATCGTCTCAACAATATTTTTTCTGTTAAGCATAAGCTCATCACGGCCATTTCCTGAATAATATTCAACAACAGTTTTTTCTCCAGTAAAACTTGTTCTTGCAAAATTTTCAACATAAGGAATAACTTCATCATTTATAGAATCGTCTATAAAATCATCATCAATTATACTGGATGTAATATTATAACCCTGAAGAAGTGTTCTAACATTATCAGCAGTTGGTATTGGTACTGTTCTCACTTGTCCGCCTCTGATTAAGATAACAAAAAGAAGCCCATCACTTGATGGGCTTTATTTCATTTTCTCATTTTAATGAGTCGCGTTATGAGTTTTAACCGCACCATTGGAAACATAAATCACATAGTTTGAAAAATTGTCAACCGCTTTTACCTGAATTCTATTTGTCCTGTGAAGATTCAGAACATTTGTGTAATTCCAATGGGATAACTGTGTTGCATGAGTAAAATTCCCGATGGAATAAGCATTAGTATAAGATAAAAGCAGAACATTGTTTGTCAACCATGTTGCTCTGGCGTTTACGGTATTGATTCTTACTCTTAAATTTGTACCAAGCGTATTGGTTCCAAGAATAAGATTTGCAGCACCTGTATTTAAACGCACTCTAAGGTTCGTACCTAAAGTGTTTGTGCCAAGAATCAAATTGGCTGATCCGGTGTTTAATCGAATCCTAAGATTTGTCCCAAGAGTATTCGTAGCTACCATAAGCCTGTTAATATTAGTATTCAAACGAACCTTTGTATTATAGTTGGTTCCGTTCATACCGTTTGTCGCTGTAGCTATTTGCGCTGTAATGACATTATGAAACGCCTGGGTGTATGAAGTCATAACAAGATTTGACCAAGCTGAATTATTTCCCGGGAAAGAATTGATATAGTTTGTACCCATGGTTTCAAAGATAAATTTCCAATTTGTGCTAACCTTTGGATGATTTATCTTTGCTTGATACATTCCAGGATAATAATTTGATTGTTTTACAGAAACAAAATAAAAATCATTCTTATATGCATTAGTATATGCATATAATCCACTATGAGTGGTTACGACCGCTCTAATAACTCCATTAACTGCGGTCCAATCCACCAGAAGAGTGGTTGAAAATTTTTTATCTTTTCCTTCGGACATGGAGCACATCATGAAAAGAGACAATATAAGAATCAATAGTTTTTTCATGACTGACTCCCTTTCTTTCCGGATCTCATTGATTCACCAACCGGAATTTTTACCGAATCACTTGTTGTCAGAATTGAATTCAAGGCATTCAGCGCATCATAGACCTTTGTCCCAAGTTGAACATTTTGAGCTGCTGGGCTTGAATTATTTATGACAGACACTTCATCGGTTGTTAAATTAGTAAGAACGGCCATTATTAGCCTCCATTTTATATGTGTCAAAAAGAACAAATCCTTTCGAACACATGTATTTCATTATCTCCTCATCATTAGTTCTCAACATCCCGTGTTCAATTTCGATCTTGACCTTCCTATCTCCGATTTTTCTTTCACCGGTATAAGTTCGGCCTTCTGGATCAACTAACACATAAGTGTTGTTTGAAACGGGAAGAGGCGCGGGCTTCTCAACCCGCGCTTTCTTCTCGAACCTTTTTGAGGAGGCAGATTCTTTTTTTGTTTCATACTCTTTATCAGTACGAAACGACAATTAATTCCTCCGTATCCTGCGTGTCCAGCATGAAGTGGCTTCAAATGCCGGAGTGAGAGCTGTATAGCTTTTCACCAGGAAATGAATGTAATCTTCAATGGGAGCAAGTCTCATTGTGGTAACCAATCCATTAAACTGATCACCGCTCTGATTCGTATAAGGGAGTTTTCCAAGACCCTGGATAGGATCCAAATCCCAAAGATAGACAGCTTCATCAGCTGTCTTGGCTGCGATTGTTCCCGCCAAAGGAACATCATTCTGCATAGCTGATGGAACAGAAGAATCTGCGGCAACAGTATCAAGAATGATGTCATATCCAGTTAGGCCATTAAAAATGGTATCACTGGCCGTTCCTTCGGAATCATAAGTAAACGCTGAAACAATTCTGATCAGCTTTTCAGCTCCCGTTGCAGAAGCATAATAAATCCTGTATTGAATAGCGGGATCCAAACCAGAATGTCTTGCTGACAATGTCAACTTGATCGATTGCACTGAAGTTCCACCGCTCAACGTAACATTGGTTTCTGCGCTGGGAAGCTGTTCACCGGAAAGAGTGACAGGGGAAACTACAAAGAAATAATTTCCATTCGACAGGGCTCCAGTAGCGGAAGAAGCCGCAGAAGCCGTTGCCGTGGGAATCATTGCTTCAACCGGTGAAGTTGAACTTGTTTCAATGATAGGAATATCACGATACGCATTCTGCCTCCAGCCACCGCCGATATCAACTTTCGTTATACCTGCTCCAGAAAGACCCTGGACCAAGCGAACGTTTGTCAATAAGCGGGAACAAAGGGAAAGCATTTCCGGACTCATTCCAAAAACTCTGCGATGCCGAGCTCCACCTTTCCTGTTGGATTTATCAATCATATCATCCAAGAAAGACAAACTGGCTGGTTTCTGTCCACCAAAATCAATTCTATTCGTTGAAATACTTTTTTCTATTCCATCGAATTCAAGATTCGGTGTTTGGTTTGAAGCCGCGGATGAATACGATGTCGCGTCTTTGTTTCCCCAAATCATGTAGAAAATCAGATCAAGAACATGGGCCTCGAGCTGATTGTTCATTTCATAAGTAGGGGTATCAATGAAAGAACGGGAAGCGTCAATCAGGAAGTTGGAAATTTTTCCCTTTCTCTTAATGATCTTCAAATCCACGCTGGTTCTCTGCGTGAGAGAATTTGTGGATTTACTTTCTGACAATTCACCAGTCGCGGCTCCAGGAGCTGGACGAGTGAAATATCTGTCAAATTCATGTGTCTTTCCTGAAATTGGTTTCGGAGTGACCAAAGCCATTTCTGGAGCGAGCCTGATAACCGCATTGGTTATTTGCTCTTCAAGGTTTTGCGGTATGAGTGCCCCACCCACGTTCACAGCGGATGTCATCGCTCTTTCGATAATCGAACGATTGTCGCTCGAAAATCTGTTAAAATTAGCTACAACTGGAAGCATTTTTTTCTCCTAATAATTAAACGGACAGTCACAATATCCGTTACCTGATTTATCCATCAGGTTTGGAAGTTTTATTTTATCTGACTTTTTCTTTTCCGTTTGGATCAAACATTTCAGGACGAAGATTGAACATTCCGCCCTCTAATGCTGCCGAGATGCTTTTTCGAGCGAGTTCAGCATTGTTTCCAATTTCAGGAACTGAATTATCAGATTTTTTCCCTTCAATTGATTTTGCTATTGACTGCAAAAATTCAATTGTTGCCTTGTTGTCATTGGAAACTATGGGCCCTTTGTTTTCAGGGAGACTTTTTTTTGCGATCTCCATCTGTGATGTGATTCCAGAAGCATCAAAAAGATTTTTCAGAGCAGTCTGAATTTCTCCCTGGTCCTGGATGATTCCTTTCATGATCTTCAGCATTTCTGTCTGATTTTTCATGACAGGAGTAAGATCCACGGATTTCTGTGCGCGGTTTTTCTGGATTGTCTTGATCATGTCAATGGCTTTCTTGACTTCATCCACATTGGCAGTGTCAACTTCTGAAAGCGCATCATAGATCCTGTCTTCAGCTTTGTCATTGGCAGTCGCGACATCTGATGGAGTATTGACGTTGTCTTTCTGAACTTCATCAGGATTCTTTTCTTCTTTCTTTTTCTCATCTTCTTTCGCTTTCTGTGTTCTCATGGCAATCTGATCAGGCGTTTCGATCGGAGGCTGACCCATCTGACTTTCATCCGCCTTTACTGTGGCAGCGGCACCATCAGCGGTTTCAAGTTCAGTGAGAAGGCTCTTGATGTTTGCGAGAATTGTTTTCTGCTCTTGAGCGAGAGCTTTCATTGCGACATTATACATTGTATCCTCCTGGGATAGTTTTTGACAACTTCTCCATCTCACAGACCAGTGCCTTCAGTACATCTACGCGAGATGATCTGTTTGACTCTGGCCCATAAGGTCCAATAACCGTCCCGCTTGCTTCAGCGTGGAAGCGCGGTTCCGATTTAAGGATGAGAGGGATAATCGTCTGTTTATAAACGTCAAAAATGACTTCAAGTTCTTTATCTTTCATCTGCGTTGAACTTTTCATTACTGTTTCAATTGCAGATTCAAGAGCATCACCAAGTTCCCATTTTCTGCGGAAATATTCATTCTCGATATTGCTATTTTCAAGAGTTTTTGAGAACAAATCTTTAGCCACTTTAATAATTGATTCGGTTCTCATGGGTGTAATTTCGCCAAGAGCTTTATATACTGCATTGGCTATTGAATCTTTATATGCCGGGCGCGGAACCAGAACAACTCCATCAAGATAGATATCATCTATGACTCGATTGATAAGATTTCCATGTTCATCTTTTCTTGCCTGAATAATCTTTCCTTCTGGAATAAAACCTTCAATTGAAAATCCTTTTTGTCTTGGATTTTTATAAGGAGGCAAGCCATTCATCTGATTCCATTCTTTTTTTGCTATTTGTTTTGATGCATCATCAACATCATCAAAATCGTCATACAGACGATATTCAGTATTCCAATCCCCATCAGGAAGTATTTCAGCTTTAGTAAGTATTCCTATATCCTGAGTGGATCTGATTCCATGGATATCTGGATATAAAAGAAGATCTCCACTGTTTGCTTGGGCCATAAAAGATTTTATACAATTAGGCGTCATTCTTTCACCGACTAAATCCAACTTTGATCCCGAAGCGATTCCAGCTACATAGCGCCTTTTATTTCCAGAAGTATCTGACTTTTCAACGGCATAATTTCCGTCATAAACTTTATTTGGAGAAAAACCAAACTTAATTGATAACCGTTTTTCTTCGGACATTAAAAATGCTCCATTTTATAGCAATATAGTGATTTAATATGCTATATGTCAATAGATTCAAGATTTTTTTCATATCGAATATACTATATCACAATGGCAGGAAATAAGTTGAGAAGCCGGAGCATTAGGGTCATGCGGTGCCATCATTGGAGTAGTTCCAATTTGAAAGTTATTTCCACCTATTGAAACTATCAAAGGAACGTCAAAAACACTATCCATCGGCAAAGACTTTTCATTCATTGCCTTATGTCCAAGTCTAATATTTTTAATGTTCTTTGATAAATGAGGATTATGAATCCATGTTTTTTTAGGTATTATGCCGGGATTTTCAGCTCTAATTTGATCAGCAACATTCCTTTTTATATTTGCAATTGTTGTTCTAAGTTCAGTTACAGCTATTGCGTGTATATTTGAAGGCATACCAAAATCAGGATCTTTTCTGGTAAAACTACGCATTGTATCCCTGACATCATCCTCAAATTCACGTTCCAGTTTTCCGTTTATTCTTTTTTTAAGATAAGTCTCTTCTTTATGGCGCCCTAAAAATGTATTTGCTTTTTCTCTTAATCTGTCCGTTAATGCCATTCTTAAATTATTAGATATCCCTTCTGTTTGTCCCCTGGACCTGGACCTAATATCTTCACTGGAAGGAACTACATGTTCATATTCAGGAACTATATATTTTCTTTTTGTTTCAGAAAGAGTCTTGTTCCAATTCCTTATGCTTCTTTGAGCTATCTTAGGAGCCACATCTTCAATGTTTACATGAAATATTTCAGTAAGAATATTTCTGTATTCCTTTTTTTTTATCATTTCTTGAAACATCTCGTCCACATGATATTTTTTTCGAAGATAATCAAGACTTTCTTTGGACATCTTTTTCCTTTTTTATAAATCCATGCAATTCATTAAACGCCTTTAATAACAATTCTTGTTTGTTTTTCTCAACAGGAATTTCAACATGAGGAATTTTTGGTTTTATTTTTACAAGTTCATCTATTCCTCCGGTAACATGATAATAATTAGGAACAAGTAATTCATAATCAAACGGTGACGGCAAAGGCAGAACAAGACATATTTGACTTCCCCAACGAATTGTGGCAAGTCTTGAATTCTGAAGCATTGGTGTTCCTGATGGTTTAAAATGAGAAACAACATCTATTTCTTTATCCGCTATTGTAACTAAGTGATATTTATACCCATATTTATTTACAATAACAGTTTCAAGATATCTTTCATTAGAAAATGAATATTCCATGTCATTAAAATCAATTATTCCTTTTAATATATCATTTTCTTCTGAAATCATCGGCCTGTTAGAAGTCTCAATCTTTTCAAGTTTTTTATATGTTACATTGCCTCCCAAGGGTACTCGCGATACATGTACATCAAACTTTGAAAGAAATATTCCTATTACAAGAGCTCTTTGATTATATTCAGGATTTTGAAGCAAAGATCTTAACGTGAAATTTTTCCCTTTGACTTCAATAATTTCTTCTTCCGGACCGACTTCTTTCTGGTATAATATTGTTCCATCACATGGGGAAAACAATACAGAGCTATCAATAAACTGACAACGAAGAGGATCCCGATGGAATGTATGTCCATAAAATTCCTCTGTGGGTATTTTTTTTAGTTCTTTAACTTCTGTATCAATCCAATCCTTAAGTAAAATAGCCATTAGGACACCCGCTTATTTTGCCATCTTATAATATTGGCCTGAGATATTTTTTTATTGTGTTCTTCTGTATGTAATCGCCCCAATTTTGCCAGTCTCATTTTAATTTTCGATTCATCTTTATGATGTTTGCCATACATGGGATGATTCAATCCGGAATTGAATCCCCTCATTCCCTTGTTCCAAGGAACATGATTCAAAAGAGCTATTGAATTTGCTTTTCCTATTTTTTGTTTTGTTTGTTCGGACATAGTATAATGAGTGCCTAATTTAGCAAGTCTTAATTTCTCTATATGTTCTTTTGAAAATTTCATGCCCATTCTTGCTTGTGATTTCTTTAATCTTGTTTCATATGAATCGTGACGTCCTTTAGTTGATGGAGGATTATCCCCTCCTTCGGACATGTTATATCCAGTTGGGAATCGAGTATCCAATAATTTTATAAAATCCCGTTCGAACTGTAAAAGCAAATCATTGTTGTTTGATTCTATCAAAATAGACCATTCAAAACCATCTAATCCATATTTTCTGATAGAATTAACAAAATAAGTATTTCTGTGTAATCGTTTGCTCGCATCATATAAGTGTCCATTTTTACGTTTTTCTAATGAAGTAATGGTTTTACCGATATAGCACTTGCCATTAATTTTATTTTTCGCCTGATGGACGCATCCCATTTTGTTACCTCTACAGACAAAATACTGCTTTTATCCTGCAAAGTCATGCCAATTCAAATGCATAACAAGACAAGATAACGAACTCCCAGAAACTCTGGAAGTTTCGCTCAAGTTCACGATGACAGGATCAAGATCAAGTTCAATTATTGTTCTTTCAAACCAATCAACCCGAGCTCTTTCATCAGCATAACTTTCATCAGTCTTTTGCATTCCTGTAATGTCACTTGCGTTCAAAATCATTTTTCCCGCTCTGACGCAGTTCGTGCTCCCTCCATATCCGAACAATTTGTTCACTGGAATTATATTCGTGACTGCCTCTATTGCTTTCAGATCTTCTGGTGATATGATTTCTGTCATAACGAGACAGTTCTCTTTGTTCACTGGAAACAGAATGCAATCGAAGTGGTATTGCCTTTCGTCCGTCATTTTTACCTTGACAATTTGGATAGGGAATGTTTTTTCCATCCATTCGTATGCCTCCTTCTGCGACCTTATTCCATAACCACCTATAAATTTATTTCCACCGATATATTTTAAATCAGCTTCACCTTCCCAGAAAAATGGAACTTGTATATCATTCCATTGATTCATTCCAAAAAACTCACGTCCTACCTGTTCTTCACCAAGCCTGGGATCACTTCTAAAATTTGAAAGCAGTATTGTATCTCTTTGAATATGTTGAGGAAGAAATAATCCTAAATTTGCCACATAAATTTCATCCTGAAGACCATCTTGAGAAGGCAATAAATAAACCCATCCAGCTTCATCAAGAATCCTCTTTAGGTCACCCCATTGAGTGTATGCCTTTTCATAATTTATAGGTTCCTTTGCTTTAGGATTTTCCATCCACACATTGTTGGCTTTTTCATTATCAACATTAAATGGTGGACACATAAGAAATGCAGGTATTTTTAATTCAGAAAAATGACTTGCTGATGGTTCAGTCTTTGCCTCTTTTATAGGCATCATTTCACGGACTTTTTTAATTTTAATTAAATTGTTTTCTATTGCCTTTAAAATAACAACAGAAGATTTTGAAGTATATCCAGCATCATGAGTCGCCGACCAGGCTATTTTAGAACACTTTTCTTTATCTCCCCCATCGCGTCTGCATTTTGCATATACATTAGCAAGAATTTTTTTCCCGCTTTCAGGAAGATCTCCAGGTTCCGGGCTTTCATATCCACCAACTGTCATTGATTTTGCCACTTGTTCAAGTTCAGGATAATATGTTTTTTCCATTTCTGCCATTTCTTCTTTTGCTATCATGTCTTTTATTATTTTAATTGATTTTTGAATCCCTGATTTTCTTTGATATGAACTAAACATGCCATAACATTGACCTGCTGCTTGTTCTTGTGTTTTTCCTTCTTTCATTAGTTCAGGAATACAGCGCGCAACATATTCTTGTTGTGTTTCTCCATCTTTTACTTTTGGCATGGTTCTATACCTCTTAATCTGTTTGAGCACTCAACTTTCAAAATCATTAATGTTTTTAACAGCGCTTTCTTGCTGATATTCCTTAATTTGTTTTCATATTCTCTATCGATTACTGCAGGACTTTTGTTTATTTGTCCTGCAGTATTGACAATGTTTTTAATCAGTTCCTTTTTACCCATGTATTTATATTCATCAAGCATGTCGCCAAAGGTTCTGATTTTCCAACCTTTGAATATTTTATTTAACCAGATTCCTAACTTTGAAATCATGCTATCTGTTTTCCTTGTGTAAAATCTCCTATAAAACTATACTCACCGCTAAAATGTGTTTTTGATACTGCGGGATGAGCAGGAAATATAGCATGTAAAGGCCAGGGGCTCTTAAAGTTTTCAATGAACTTTTTGTCCCAGGCTTCTGGATTCAGAATTGCATAAGGATAAGGCATAACTTCACCGGCTTCTTTTCTTGAATTGATCCAATTATAAAGAATAGCATGGACAGCCACGGAACAAACCAGGCGCTTATCTGTCCAAGTGAAGATTTGAACTTTATCATAATCGGGGAAACCACCGATGGTATTGCAAAGCATGTTTAAAAGCTGTCCGATTGAATACGGCTGTTTTGAATCTATGATAGCCTGAGCAGCTTTTTTCATAGTTAAAATATCGAGTGGTTGAAGTTCACGGCCACAAAATTCAGGATTCATTCTGTAAACAGAAATCACCTTATCTTCAACATCATTGTCAATGTCAGTTTGAGTGAACCAGTTCGCTCGCGGAGGTTGCATAGAAAACACTTCTGTTTCACTAAACCATTGTGCTTGATGATGATATTGATAAGGAACATTTGCAGGATTAAGTTTTCTGCAAAATGTTTCCTCGCTTACTTCTTCGATAATATGGTCAACAGTCCAATCAACTGAACTGGTCACAAGATTATCAAGAACTATTTGAGGAGTTTTATAAAGCAATAAATCACATGCTTGAAGTGCGTTTCTAAGATCTGTCATGGACGTGCTCCTTTATTGGTTTCGACATAGAATCCTTTCCTGGATAATTTAACTTTTGCGAATGGTTTTTCTTTGTTTTCATAATGACGCTGATGAAATTTTATTTCATTCATTGACTTGGCTTTGTTATTTGTTTGGATATAAGTAACCGTTATTGTAGTCAATGAAGTAATAAGAGTAACAACAATAGGAACTATCCAGGAAAGGTTCTTTCTTTTCATTTCTGAAATTTTTCCTTTATCAACTGAAGTCTTGTTGTTAATGGCTGATAGTTAGTTGGTATTGCCGCGCGGCCAGTAAGAACTGCAAATCCTAAAGTAATGGCAGTCCAGAAAGGTTCAACAATCTGCCAATGAGCAACTATCCATGGCAAAGAAAGAATAATCTGTCCATGGAATAAAGCTCCAGCAAGATTTCCGATTGCTCCAAACAACATAAGAATGCCAAAGAAATAAGTTCTTTTTCCTTTCGTCCATTCCCATGCGATGCTAATAATTTGAAAAACTTTCATCATTTTGCACCTCCGTGCATTAAGTTACTTTAATTTTACCTTATAAACAAGATTTCCACCAGTGCTTCCTGCTATCGAAGCCCTCTTAAACCTTACCCATCTCACATTTGTCGATGTAGGTTGAACTGTTTTATAATCTGATGAATACCATCCTTGATCTGGATTCTTATTCGTTGACCACTGGTTTGTCCATCCTGCCGGGGAACTTGATGAGTTTGTGACAAACTTAAATTTCCTGTTGATATAGTCTTCTATGACGATGTGCGTTGTCGCTCTCTTATAATTTGTATAGTGAATCGTATGGGTTATCATAGATGTTTTGAATCTAAACGTATTAGTAACAAATATTGAAGGAGGACTCCATTCCAGCCATCCCATATCCACTCTTCCGTTTCCACTTGGAATAGGAACTGAATCTGTCGGGTCACCAGCATCTATACAAGGACTTGTGTTTCCTAAATAAAGAAAATTAGGCAAAAATGTATAATCATAGGAAGCTAAAATAGGATTGTTTGATATGCTTCCTGTTCCAGGAGACATATTAGAATAATTTAGTACATTTCCAAAAGTATCATTATAAGTAGATGATATTACAGTTCCTTGTCTTGCATTTACTCCTTGACTGTTTCCATAAAAAATATTATTTCTTAATCTATAACTTATTCTTGCTGTTCCTGTGCTGTAAAAACCTTTAAAGTTTGACACAAAAGTATTATGTAATGCTCTCATTCTTCTGCTTTTTAAATGAAGCCCTCTATGGTTTGAATAAATAGTACAACCGACAACTCGTACGTTTGTTGCACCATCTATAACAGTTATTCCAAAGTTTGATTGTCTTGCAAAATTAACGTTTGAAATAATTATCGCAAAAGCATTGGTAATAACTATTCCATTTTTTCTTCCTCTTAAAACAGCGCGTTTTGTATTAGTAAGAGATGTCAAAATCATAAATGTAGGTGAATTTTTATTAGATTTTATATAGACATTCTGTGTATAGACTCCCGGCCCTATATACAAAATAGGAACAGACTGAATTGCCGATACCACATTCACTCCCCTTTGTATATTCTTAAAAGGAGAGGCAAATGTTCCAGAGTTGGCATCAGAACCGTTTGTTGATACATAAAATTGTGCTGAAAGAAATATAGGAAATAATGTTAAAACAATAATTATTCGCTTCATGTCATCCCTGGCAATTTTGATATAACTAAATCTCTGTCCTCTTGAACTATATCTCCATTCTGTAAGGCCTCCTCAATAACCATCGAAGCCACTCCATATGAATAATCCATAAGATACCAGGCGAAGTCTGGATATTTCCTAAACACATGAACAATCCTTATCCCCTGTTCCGTGGAAGTGAAGTCCTGATAGATTTCTGTCATTATCTGCATGGGTTCTTTTGTAGGAACAGGAGGTGGATTGGCATTCTCATATGCCTGTTTTTCTTCTGCCGTCATTTCTCTTGGAGTTTTTACTCCATCCACATCATCAAAGACTATATATTTGTTTTCAACATTTTTCAGCATATTGTACTGATCATCAGTTATTGTTATGAAAGTTGACTCATCGAACTTCTCTCTTTCAACTTGCCACCATAAAGTCTTATCATTTATATTTATAAGATTTACCATCATCTGAATCTCCTTATCATGAGATTGAAAAAAACTATTTTAACAGAATTTGCTGCATCTTGTGATACAGTCAATTTTATTAAATCACCTATTGTCATTCTCTTTTCTGACATACCAAATCTCTCACTCAAATCACCAGCAACTCCTCTATAAAAAGAATATGTAGAAGTGACTGCTATACCATTATAAGTTATGGCAAAATAGAACTTCGCTCCGGCAGAAACATTTGAAAAACATATATTATAACTTATCACATACCATCCTGCTCCAAGTGTATTTACCCTTAATGCTTTATTTGCCACATCGTAAACAATATAATTCGTGTTGGCATCGGCATCTGATTTGCTGACGTTCGTTATTGTTGTCCATCCGCCTCCTGCTCTGGGAGTCCTATTTGTAGCAGGCGTCATGAGCCAAGACCCATTTGATTGGGATATAAAATTATACCATAACGCATTAGACCTTATTGTATTGCTGATTCTGGTCACTCTACTTTGAATTGTATTTGTTGGACTGACAATCAGTTGGTTGAAAACATTTGTCATGAAATAGTGATTCGGTCTCGGGCCTACATTATACAAGGCAACCTC